AGGAAATAACAAAAGCTGTTAGCTTTATGTTCTTTTGACTCAAGTGTCGTCTTTGATGCACATCTGAGTTGGGAACCTAAGGTACCCTAGCGCCAAGATACTATAGTTTCACTATAGGCGGTAAATTAGAGGGAGAGGGGGTTTATTCCTCTTACAATCTAATTAGACCGCACTACCTCTTATCGAGGACCTACCCCCCCGAGAGGGAAAGGGAGGTTAGTGGGATTTAGTTCGATTTGCATTTTTTACGTTAAGTCTATTTCCATTCATTTATTTGAATTAGTAGACTAACGATAGGTTTGCCCGGCCTGGTCCCTCCTTGTGAGGATAGGCACGTACTCTATTTGAGTATGGTCGGGTTCTGTTCTTTAACAGAAACTATGATTAAGAAAGCTTTAATAAGCAACCAATTTATATTCTATGAATAATATCCATAAGAAAGTAAACTTGGCTTCTCAATCTAAAAATGTGTTTAGCGATGGACTTAAGGAGCGTATGAAAACGCTCGAAGTCTTGATCGCCTCGAAACTGAAGACCATTAATGGTCTGGTTCTTAGAAATAAGGGCCGGGGACTCATCGGATGGATTTTAAAATTCATCCGAGGAGTCCTCCCTCGTTCATCCAAATCTGTCGTGAGACAGGTGGCTGGTTTTTGCTTTCGATGTAATCGAATAGCAAAGCATAGTGGATTAAAGGGTCTTGTCATTTATTTAAAGGCTTGTCAGGTTATGCTCCAACAAGTTGTTGGAGGATATAGAGTTTTGGATCTTGCTGAATTAAAGGTAAGACCTACCCGTAATAGGGTTGGTCTACCTTGTATAATTCCAGCAGGTGTCCGGGTTAAAATTAGTCGTGATAGAGACATCCGACTGATTAGGCTTTGAATGTCCTTACTTGGCCTCTATAGAGTGTTAGAATTTCCGGGTAAATTAAACCTTGAAACGATAACCTCTCCAGGGGTCGATGTTAGTGCATTCATTCCAGTTTGAGAACGTTTCCTTCGAAACGAGTTCAAACCTAACCTTTTAAAACTAACTGGCAAGTTTCCTCCCTTAGGATCTCCTAGAATGTTTCCTATATCCAAATCTGGTCCTACCACATATTCTATATGTGGTGCTTCCAGTGGCTTTGTTAATAGCTCTATGTGAGCTTTGATTTTATCCGCTCGAGTTTGGCTCCGTGTTGGACCCAAATCTGAGTTGTTAAAATTGCTTAGATCTTTTCTAAGTAATTTCCCTGGCCATAAGACTTTTATTAGTCGTATGGAAACGATTGCCATGGCTGATCACCCTTCTCATGACCTAAGACCTAATGTTATGATTCAATCACAACCATTAGGTAGGCTTGGTTTTAAACCAGAGCCTGCAGGTAAGATAAGAGTGTTCGCTATGGTGGACGCTTGGACCCAATGATTAATGTACCCTCTCCATGAGTGAATTTTTTCCATTTTAAGGAAAATTCCTCAGGATGGTACCTTTGATCAAATGGCCCCAGTTCGGTTACTTCAGGATAGATTTGGGTTACAAGCCAAAGGATTGTTCAGTTCTATTGATCTTTCAGCTGCCACGGATCGTCTACCTATATCTCTCCAGAAATCCTTGTTAAAGGTTCTTCTGGAAGATATTGTAGTTGACTCTGAATCATTCTCCGAATCTTGAGCTGGTCTCTTAATAAAAAGGGAGTATGCTATCCCTGAGAAGGCCCGCGAGCAGTATAATATAGATGAAATATCTGTATCCTACGCTGTAGGCCAACCGATGGGTGCACTCTCTTCTTGAGCTATGTTAGCTCTTACTCATCATGCCATGATGCAATTTGCATCTCAGCAAGGTGAGTGATTTCGAGATTATGCCGTGTTGGGAGATGATGGAGTTATTAAAGGTTCACTTCCTACTCGCAAGTATCAACAACTATTGGATAGAATAGGGGTTAAAGCTGGTCTCGCAAAATCTATTCTTGCAAAAAATCGATTTGTTATCGAATTTGCGAAGAAGTTTTTTGTGGACCAAACTACTGCTAATATGCTCCCTATAAAGGAGTCATTAGCTACCCAAATTTCTACTTCACTAGTTGTAGAATTTGCTAGGAAGTATGAACTAACTCTTAATAGTGTATTATCCTTTTTAGGGTATGGATATAAGGTTAAGAGTAAGGCTGTATCTACTGCCTACTTTAACCTTAGTACTCGCCTTAGAGTTCTTTTGGTGTGATTATCACACCCTAAGAGCCCTTTAGGTAAGAGATCGTGAGTCGAGTGACTATTTCAAAAAAGTTGATACTCTCTACACCCCTTAGATTCTAAGGTGGTTTTAGAAGTTTTAGCTTTAATGAATACTTTTAACCAGGAGAAATCCCGGGAATTAGTATCTAGTTACACTCGATATTACGAGTCCATATCTTCTATTGATAAAGTTTATGACCAGAAGTATCCTATATCATTAATTAGCATTTCTACTTCGGCTTTGGATCAAGCTTATACCAAGGCTAAATTACCTTGGCGAGCGGTCCTAAGTCCATCATTAGATTCATCAGATGTCGATTTTGACTTTCTGACGGGTTCTAGTGGAGGTGGAATGTCTAATCATGGTTATAGATATAGTTCTCTTCATAACTTATCTTTGGGAATAACCTATGAGGAGTTTATGGCTCCAATTTACTCTAAACTATATGAACAATCACCATTTGACTTAAGTTATTTAGGTCAACCGGCGGATGTTACTATGGTTTTAGAGATGTTGGAGTCAGCGATCTGATTGCAGTACGAGATGGATGATCTGAAAGGATCTATTCCTAAGGAATTCTGGGCGGAGGAAAGGGATGAAGAACGTCCTTTTAGGGACTTCTTATCCATCTATAAATTTTGACAAGACCTGAGTAAGCCGATATGATCTTTTAGTTACGGAAAGGAGTTCTCTCCCTTTCGTCCTAAAAGACCCGTGCCTGAACGAGGTGCAAAAGAAGAATTGGTTCACCATTCATCTCCCTCTGGAAGTCTTCTTAACTTTCCATGGGTAGATTTCCTAGTTATGGCGACTCTAACCTTTATTGGTTTAGAGTTTTGGCATTGCTTATCTCAGTCTGGGAAGGTTTGAGACCCTTCTCTCCTTTATGATATTATCACGGAGGAGACGGAATTGTTACCGCCAACAGAGATAGTCTTCAATCCTCATAGCAATTTAATTGCTTTTGGACTGATGATGGCTGGAGCCTTGCTAATAACAGGATCTATAGTCATGAGCTACTACCAAGGTCATCCTTGAGCTTGGTTAGGAATTTATGAAACTGAGATTACCTCAGTCCCTGATATTACTATCCAAACTACAGGTCTCCAAGAAATTGGAGATTCTGTAATGGCTGGTAGTGTCATGGTCTCAGGTCCCCTAAGTGCTAGTTCACTTAGTCTGGTCCAAATTCGTTTGGAAAATCAGGCTCTGTTGGACAACTTAGCAATCTCACCCATTGGAGATTTATGAATATCTCCATGATAGGTGATGGCACCAATTACTTCACTTGCGGTTTAAAACGCAAGGGAAAATTTTCGATGCACATCTGAGTGCCAAG